TAAGTTGCGTCAGAGGTACTTCGGTTTCATTCCCTTTGGTGCCTTGGAGCGCAGCGGAAAGGAATGGTCATAAAGATGGACTGGATCAAATGCACTGATAGGATGCCACCAGACATGGAGCCGGTGATGGTGACAGCCTTTCATAGAGGATTTGTTGTAGACGCAGAACCCGGTGAAAAATTTGTGTCTCACGATGTAAGGTGGAATGAAAAATTGCAGGCGTGGGAAGTACAAGAGTGGAATATTTGCGAAATGGAATGGACGACATGGCATGATTTAGAGGTTACTAACTGGATGCCATACCCTGAACCGGCGGAGGATTGATGATATGCACAAACTGACGAACAAGCAGTACGAGGAATACATGAAGATGATCCGGGATAAGGAAGAAGGGCGACTGCTCACCCCTGATGGCTTACGGATGATATGTTCGGCAAACAAGTATGACCCGGAGAAGATAGGGCTTCACATGCTGGCGGTGTTGGCGAATTGGAATAAGGTGGATGTATAGGAGGTAAAATGAGAGAAGTTGCAGGGGAATATAATACCGCTAAGATTTTTACAGATGTTGTTGACGATGCTTCCATTGCACAGGTTAAGGAATTGTGCGATCAAGAGTTTTGCACTGGAAGTAGAATTAGACTGATGCCTGATATTCATGCTGGAGCTGGATGTACTGTTGGGACTACAATGACAATCAAGGATAAGGTTGTGCCAAACCTTGTCGGGGTTGACATTGGCTGCGGAATGGAAACCGCTAAAATCAAAGAATCCAATCTTGATATGGAACGGCTTGACAATGTTATTCGAGAGAATATACCGGCAGGGTTTGAAATAAGGTACAATGCACACAGGTATTTTGACCGAGTAGATTTATCGGCTTTGCGCTGTGCGGATAAAGTTGACTTAGAAAGAGCGAAAAAAAGCGTCGGGACATTGGGCGGCGGCAACCACTTCATCGAAGTTGACCGGGATGAACAAGGGCGACTCTACATCGTAGTTCATTCTGGCAGTAGGCACTTGGGATTGGAAGTTGCAAAGTATTATCAAGAGGCTGGATACAAAAAATTATCCGACAAAAACGATGGCCTTGAAAAACTAATAGAAGAATTAAAAGCTGCTGGTAGACAGAGCGAAATCCAACAGGAAATCAAAAGATACAAGTCTGAATATAAATGCGATATTCCTAAGACACTTGCCTATGTTGACGGGGCTTTATTTGATGACTACATTCACGACATGAAAATAGTCCAAAGGTTTGCTGAAATTAACAGGCAGGCTATGATAGACGGGATCGTGTCTGGAATGGGAGTTCATGTTGAAGATCAGTTTACGACAATTCACAATTACATTGACACTGACAGCATGATACTTCGTAAGGGTGCTGTATCTGCCAAAAGTGGTGAGGTTTTGCTTATACCTATTAACATGAGGGATGGAAGCATTATCGGAATTGGCAAAGGAGATGAAGATTGGAATTGTTCCGCTCCGCATGGTGCTGGACGCTTAATGAGCCGGGCGAAGGCTAAAGAGAGGTTTACCGTTGCAAATTTGAGAAGCAGATGAGTGGAATTTATACCACATCAGTCAATCAGGAAACGCTTGATGAATGTCCGATGGCTTACAAGAGTATGGAAGCAATCACGGAGAATATAGAGCCAACAGTTAAAATTTTGAAAATCATCAAGCCAGTATATAATTTTAAGGCTGGTGGAGATTAAATATTGCACCCCGCCACAGGGCGGGCGTATATAGTGCCAAGTGCCTCTCCAGATGGAGCGAACAGTGCCAAGTGCCTTTTATCTTACGGGATAGGAGGCACTTTTTTCATGGAAATTCGGGAGTTGGTAGAGAGGGCATTTCAGAGGGATTTGTCCGATCCGTCTGCGCTATCTGATGCATTCGATTCGATCAGATTGTTGGAGCCAGAGGATTTTAAGCTGGCTCATGAGAAAAACAAAGAGGTACGTCGGCTGTCTGCAAAATTCGCCGCAGAACAAAAAAGCCTCCGTATGTTCGAGCTGAACAAACGGAGCCTGCTATTTGATGCACCGTATGATTTTGATGCGGCGATAAGATATGCTGAGTGGGATAGAGAACCGAAGAAAAAGTTCTATATGCCACGCAGAAAGCAGTTGCTTCCGGTTGTTCAAGCTATGCAGCGGCTATCTGAACGGAAGATACGCATTTTGGGTGTTATGGCTCCCCCAGGCGTCGGGAAGACCACCATTGAATTGATGTTCATGGTGATGGAGGGGTTAAAGAATCCAGATTTAAGCATTCTGATGGGTTCGCACTCAAACTCATTCCTACGTGGGGCTTATGAAGAAGTTGGGCGGATGTTAGACCCCAAAGGGGAGTATTTGTGGAAAGATATTTTTCCATCTGTTCAAGTTTGCAAAACAAACGCCCAAGACATGCGAATTGATCTTGGAAAACGAAAGCGGTTTGAGACCTTTGAGTTTTCGTCTATAGGCTCTGGCAACGCGGGCAAAGTACGCGCCTCGAATCTTCTGGTAGCAGATGACCTTGTACCTGATATCGAGTCCGCAATGAGCAAAGAGCGCATGGACAAGCTCTGGCAGCAGTATTATACAGACCTCATGCAGCGTATGATCGGAGATTGTGTCCAGCTTCTTGTCCAAACACCTTGGACGTTGCATGACCCCATTGACCGACTTGAACTAGCCCATGCAGAAGACCCGCTGGCAGAGTTTATCCACCTACCCGCTTTGGATGAAAATGATGAGAGTAATTTTGATTATCCGTATGGGCTTGGGTTTACCACGGCATTCTATCACAATCAAAGAGATGTTATGGACGATGCTTCCTGGAGGGCACTATACATGACTCAGCCCATTGAGCGTGAAGGACAGCTCTACAATGAGGATGAGCTGCGCAGGTATTTTGAACTTCCTGACGGTAAGCCCGATGCCATCCTGTTTGTATGCGATACGAAGGACAAAGGCACTGATTACTGCGTCATGCCGATTTGTTACCAGTACGGAAATGACTTTTATTGTGAAGACGTAGTATGCGACAACAGCAATCCAGAGGTTGTAGAGGCTCGGTTGGTCTCGAAACTCGTTCAGCACAAGGCTCAGATGGGACAGTTTGAAAGTAACAGCGCCGGTGGGAAAGTGGCGGAGAAAGTGCAGAAAGAAGTCAAAGAGGCTGGCGGAATTGCAAAAATCACGACGAAATACACTACCTCAAATAAGGAAACTCGGATAATAGTAAATAGTCCGTTTATTAAGGATCGTGTGCTATTCAAGGATAATTCTGTCATAAAAAAGGACAAGGAATATAGGCGGATGTTGAATTTCCTTTGTAGTTACACAATGGCGGGGAAAAACCGCAACGATGATGTCCCTGATGCGTGGAGCCTATTTGCCGAATATGTCCAACAACTTGAGGGAAACAAGGTTGAAGTATTTAAGCGGCCATTTTAAAATCTCGAATAATCCATTGCTAGCGTCATGTTAGCGTCAGGCGATAATCGCCCCCCCGAGTGGTTAATTTCTCCCGACCCTAACACCATTAGACACATATAGATATATAGGTTGTTATCTTAACAACGATTGATGTATAATATATTTGGGTAAACATAATTATCCAATTCCCCCCACCCTTTTGGGCTGTGACCAACCACGGCCCAAAGGACAACCCACTCCCCCGGCAGGGTATCTAGTGAGCAGATATTAAACGGAAAGGAGAGCCTCTCTTGTACGTTTCCTGCCGGGGGACTCCCTTCACGTTAACCTGCTCCAGAGTTTCGCAATCGAAGCCGACACGCGGAGCAGATAACGACTGAGCGGTGGCGGAATAAGTAGACGCAAGTGGTTCAGGCATGAGAACCCCGTAGAGTGTGCGCACACGAAGCGGAAAAGATGCCATGTGAGGTGCAAATCCTCACCCGCTCAAACAATATACGGGTGTAGCTCAATGGAGAGCGCCGGTCTCCAAAACCGGAGGTTGGGGGAACAGAGCCTTCCACCCGTGCCAATCCCTGTATGACAATGGTCTTGGTCCATATCACCTGAACAGGCGATGGCGGCTTGCAACGCAGCAGGGAATATATGCCGCACGAGCGTATCAGCCCACGATCAGGGCCGGAGGGTCGCGCCCTCCATGCGGCGCCAAATAGGGCGTGCCCGTCTCGCTGAAAAGATGGGAGGGACGGGTACGGGGAATTTTTAATCGAGGTGGTGAGTCCATTGTGGCAAAAGGCAAGTATCAGAGATGGCTGGAGTCGGATGGGCTCCTGCTGCTGGAGGGCTGGGCCCGGGATGGGCTGACCGATGAACAGCTTGCCGAAAAGATGGGGTGCGGTGTGCGCACTCTGTATGACTGGAAAGAACGATTTCCGCAGATTTCGCAGGCCTTAAAAAAAGGCAAAGAGGTAGTTGATTACCAAGTTGAAAACGCCTTGTTGGTTGCCGCTCTAGACGGGAACACCACGGCCCAAATCTTTTGGCTGAAAAACAGAAGACCGGACAAGTGGAGAGATAAACCGCCTGAACAGGTGGCTGGTGGGTCCGGTGCAGAGGATGACCCCATCACCAAGAGCTTGAAGGAGGAGGCGGAAAATGGCCTTCTCTGAGAAGCAGCGGCAGATCATGCGTTTCCCGTATACCAGCTATGACGCCCTCATCTGTGACGGCGCTGTCCGGTCTGGTAAGACCTCCATCATGTCCCTGTCTTTCTTCCTGTGGGCGATGGGAAATTTCAACAACTGCGCGTTTGCCTTCTGCGGGAAGTCCGTGGGTGCGGTGGAGCGGAACATCGTGGTGCCGCTGCTGTCCGTGGTCTACCTGAAACGGAATTTCGATATCCGATACAACCGGGGCGATCATGTGATCGTTGCCCGACGGGGGAACC